TAAAAGCTGTAGATAAATTAGGTAACAGTTCAGCTAACGAATCTATTGTATCTACTAATATTTCAGGATTACAAAATTTTACAAATGTTTTAACTGTGAGTGAATAATGGCTGATTTTTTAGGAACAAGAGATAGTAATGTTGCAATATCTGAAGATAATGCTGGTAGAAAAGTGTTGATTTTAGATACTATTACACAAGTTGATAGTTTAGTTGGTAATGTCGATTCGGCAGAGGGTGTCTTTGATTTAGGTGGTACAGACTCAACATCTAATCCAACAAATTTTACAGCAAATATTCAATCATCAGGATTTTATGATTTTTCTAATACACTTACGTTAGATGCTATTTATGACACTAATTTAGGTGCAATAGCTAGTATGAGTTCAGAAGATGAGTACGATTTATTTGATTCAGGTAGAGGTGCAACTAATTTTGAAGATGCTAAAGCACCTTTTGATGGTTCACCTGAGATACAATGCGGTGCAGAAATACAAGTTGGTTTTGATAATACTGATTTAGCAAATATAACTACTTTTCAAAAAATTGCACAACAAAGCACCATTAAAGGTAGATTTTTTAAATTTAGATGTAAGATAACAAGTGATGATAACAAGGTAAGAGCAAAAGTTCACGAATTACAATTTAAAGTAAATATGGAAAAAAGAACAGAAACTGGAGAAGATGTGGTTTCAAGTGCATCAGGAACAAGCATAACATTTACTAATGCTTTTTTTGCAACACCATCTATAGGAATATCTGCACAAGGATTAGTTTCTGGTGACTATTATCAAATTACAAGTAAGTCAAAAACAGGCTTTACAATTCAATTTTATAATAGTAGTAATACAGGAATAAGCAAAACATTTGATTATCAGGTTGTTGGACACGGCTTGAAATCATAACAAAAATGTAATAAAAGGATTATATGAGTCAAGTATCAGATGTAGTTTTAGCAAATCAGGGTTTCGCAAGTTTTAGAACAGA